TACAAGCCATTATAGCTAGTCCTGAACTAATAGCTGCATCATACTTTGTTCTGTTATTTATATCAAATTTTGCCCAATCATTTAATGTTTCACTAAAATATAAATCTCCATAATTGCCATCTTCTTTTAGACCAACATACTTATCTATATAAGACTCAATAGCTGCAGCATGAGCTTGTTTTATATCTTCGCTTGAATTTGGTATACCACCTATTTCTTTTTCTGCCGTAGAAAGTTTGTTCCAAAGCTTGTCTGGTCTATTCATTGAATAACCTCTATAACCTCTTCTTTTAAAATAGTACAATAACCTAGGTTTATTATTTTCAGCTAATATAGGCATTCCGTAAAATACACAAGCCATAAGAACGTCTTCAAAAAATATCTCAGCAGTCTGAGGTCTTGCAACGTACTCTAAAAAAAATGTATTAGGTGGAGCGTCTTCCATGCTAAACTTAGTCAACCCGTGTAAAGCTCCTTTTGATCCGTTACCTCCAACTGTTCCGGATATATCATAACTATCACATCCAAAAGCCCCCATATGATCGTTACCTGGATATTTCATTCCATTTTTTAAAACTTGACGGTTTTGAATATCGTGAGTAGGAACCCAAGTTATTTTAAATCTTCCTTGAGGGTTTGGTGTAAATAAAACTCTTGAATCTTTAATTCCATTTTCCCAGCTAAAATTACCAGTACTAATTACTCCTGTATTTCTTAAATCCTGGTTGTAATCAATTTGCTCGTATATTTTTGCTAAGTTAAATAGACTGCTTTTCGTTTCGTCCCTAAATGCGTGTTCTTCCGTACGCGGAAATTGTCTATAGAATTCGTTTAAGGCGTCCTGATCGCTTTTTAATCCTTCAGCTTCATTGTTCCAGTGTTCTATAATTCCAGTGTCTATAACGTCGCCGTATGGACCTTTAACTTCATCGGTAGGCGTATCAAACACAGGGTGTCCGTAATCATCTATAAAACCCTCGTAGTTCCACTCCATAGGTATGAATAAAGAATATAAACCAGACTTTGTTTGACCGTTTTTATTTCTTTTTGTAGCATCAGAAGAGTAGTATAATTTCTTAAAGTTTTCTCCTCCTTTGTCTAAAGCATTTGATGTTGATCCCATCATACACTTACCTATAATTCTTGAACCTAAACGTAAACACGTTTTTGTTACTCGCCAGTTGTTTAAAATATTATCAGGTCTTTCCCACTTTCCACTTTCATCGTGTACTAGTAGCTTTAATTTTTCACCGTCATAAGAGTTGTCGCCTGTGTTCTTCCAGTCAATCGTTGTATCAAGACCCTCGAGTAACTCTTGGTCCTGCTTGTTTTGTATAGATTTCCTTGTTAATCTTGACGCTGGAATCCTGTAGGCCAATTCGGTCTTTGGGCGGTCCATACCGTCTTGTATCGGTTTGAAAAAGAACGGGTAGTTAACCGATATGGGTACGACTTTATCCGTGAACATTTTCTTCGCATCGGAGCCAGATTTGGACAATATCCCAAATCGTGCGTCGCTTGATATCGTTGCCATGTTGACTGTCTCTCCGGAAGCCATAAACGAAAAGCCTGAACGTCTGTTTTTGAGATAAGACATACCATAACATCTTCTGTCTGCTTTACAAGCTTCCCAGAATAAGTAGAATAATCTGTTAGCTTCCCTGAATTCGGGGTTGCCAACGTCAATCTTAGACCACTGCAAGTACATAAAGTGAGTGCCAGTAATGTAAGTAGCCACGCCCTTATTATTGAACCAATGGCCTTCTTCTCTGTGTTTGAATTGTTCATCTATATATGGTTCCCATTTGCTTTGAAATTCCTCAGGATATTCTCTCCATTCAAACACACTTTGTATTTGCTTTAACTCCTTAGGATATTCTTCTACAGTCCACTTATTAGTAGACTTGTTTATTTTAGAAGGTGTTTTTGGAAGTGCAATTTTTAATCCTTGTATTTCGTATATATCACCTATTTGACCAGTCTTACTTATAACTACAATGTCATTTTCCTTATTGTAACCGTATTCCCATTTTTTAGATTTGTTTAATCTAGAAATTGTAGTGAGCTTTACGGGTTCAACAATTTTATATAAAGTTTGCTCGTACATTATTTAGATCTTTTTTCAGCAAATCCACTAAATGACTTTTTAGCTACTTCTTCTTTAGGTTTATTATCGAGCATGTCTTGCTCTTCTTTTATTCTGTTTAATATTTCAAAAGCATCAAATATAGCTAGCTTTTTTGTAGCTGCGGCATTCTTTAATCTATCAGCTGATATATCATCATCTGAATCAACAATAGCTTCTTTAGCTACTTTAATTAACTCCTCAACCGCTCTGTGTCCAGCTTGGATTATATTCGACTTCGTTTCCTTGATATTCATATTTAATTGTAATTTGATTGGTTGGTACTCTATATAGTCTTTCTTTTTCAATGAAAAACTCATATTCCATACCCACTTTGAAAGAAACTAAAGATTCTTTCTCTATACTTCCGTCTGTGTATTTAACAACACCAAGCCCAGGTTTTTCAAAGTCTATAGAAAACATTTTGTCTTCTTTTATAGGCTTTATAAAACAAAACCCTTTTTCTGCTTTCCATTCATCACCTGACTTATAAGCATATATTTGATCTGGTTGAGCAAAGTATTTATCTTCTTCGAAATAGCTTTTGCTATTTTTTTCATTACCTCTAACGTCGTAAAACCTTCTAAACACGTTATGGTGTAATATAACTTCATCACCTTTTTTTATATTAGTATCTCCAAGTAATGGTTTTGACAAAACTATACCTTGTCTACTTACGTAATTATGGTTTTGAAGCTCCGTATTTAATAGTAGCTCCTTGCCTTCAATTGTTTTAGATGAAGTTGATCTATTTGTTTTTGGTTTTACTATAAAATTAAAAATTGATTTCATTAATACTGTAGATCATATTCAACTGCAATTGCCATGTTTTTATTGAAATCTTTCCAAGGCAATAATTCATTTCCTTTTTTTATATATATAGAATACTTATTTTCTTCTTCTATTATATTAGCTATAGTATGACCGCCATACACTTCCTGTCCAACAGAATAGTGCATAGCGTCATTCTTATAGTCTCTCCCAATACTAATTTTCCGTACTAGGCTCATTATCTAACTTCTTGTAAGATCCGTCGTTTATGTCTATAGTTATGTCTCCATAGATACTTCTCAGCTCTTCTTGATACTTTTGTAATTCTGCTTGAAGTGTACTAGCTCCATGAAGCACCTGGTGTTTTTCAATTTCTAACTCACCTATTTTTAACTGGTGTTGGTTGAAATTTTTAACTAAATCTTGTAATTTAACTAACTCTTCTTCTTTAATTGCTTTTACTTTTTCCATTTTATTAAATTTAATTGTTATTTATAAGTTTATTATTACGTGTAAATCTTATTATTTACTCTCCTATTGTCATTGTTACAGACGTAGGGTTTATTAAAGATTCTATTTGACTAGCAATACCGGCTTCAATAGATTCTACAGTTTCTTCTCCCATAGCTTCTTTTGTCCACTCCACAACTACTTCATTAGTTAAGTCTTCAAATGGTATAAAAGCACCGCCTTCACTTAAAGAGACGATTTGAGTACCTATTGCATTAGATGAATAATCGCCATCAGTCCCTGTTACTATCCAGTGCACGTTATATACTACATCTGTTTGCCCCTCTTCTTGAGGATGCACATCTACTGTTTTGCAATTCCAATCGTAAATTATCATATTTATTTATTTTCTAATGTTTGTATTCTTTGTTCTAGTTGCTCTATTTTTGTGATTGACTCTTGTAATGCCGCTGTTAATAGTGGTACTATTTTACTTAAGTCTAAACCCTGCAGCTCATCGCTACCATCTTCTCTTACAGCATCTTTTTCGCCTGTTACAGCTTCAGGTATAACTTCAGCTACTTCATGGGCTAAGAAGCCATCTACTGTGTTTTCAGAACTTATGTAGTTAAACCTAATTGGCTTTAATTTTTTTATTCTACTAGAAGCTTCTGTTAAAGGTGTTTCGTTCTCTTTTAATCTATAATCAGAAGTTATGTTAAAAGCAGATGCG